TCTTTAGCTATATCTGGTGTGTATACCGCAGCTGACGATGGAGTTTTAAACCCAGCAACTGTCAAGATTATTCCAGGTGCAATCATTCCTGTTGCGCGTAATGGTGGCCCACAGGGCGAATCACTAAAGCCATTGCCAAGAGCTGGTGACTTTAATGTAGCCCAGATTATTATGGGAGACCTACGCGGGAACATTAAACGCATACTTCTAGACGAGAGTTTACCTCCCGATAATATGTCTGCTCGCTCCGCAACTGAAGTTGTTGAGCGCATGAAAGAGCTAAGTCAAAATCTTGGATCGGCTTTTGGTCGATTGATTAACGAGACCATGATTCCACTTGTATCCAAGATACTGCAAGTAATGGATGACAGAGGGATTATCGATATGCCTTTGCGTGTCAATGGTCTAGAGGTTAAGGTAGCGCCAGTTGCCCCATTAGCTATGGCACAGAATATGGAAGATGTAACTAATGTAATGCAATTTGTACAGATGGCTCAAGGGTTTGGGCCAGAGGGTCAAGCCACACCGAAGATGGGCGAGATTACAGATTACATTGCAGACAAGTTAGGCATCCCAACGAAGTTGCGTAATGACTCAGCAGAGCGTACATACAATCTCCAACAGATTGCACAACAGGCAGCTCAGGTTGCAGAACAAAGCCCAGAGGCTGTACCAGAAATGCTAAAGATGGCTGGGGTTAAAGCATGAATGTAGACGGATGGGCTGGGCTAGAAAGCGTAGTAAGCGATATCCGAGATGTTGACCAATCTGTACAAGATCTCAACAAACTATGCCTTAGAGTTCTTAGCTCTGAGGATGGCGAAAAACTAATGAAGTGGTTAAGAGCCACTTTATTAGAGCAACCAGTTGCCTTGCCTGGTGCTGATCCTAGCTATGCGTTCTACCGAGAAGGACAGAATTCTGTAGTGCGGGATCTTGAAGCAAGGATTCAAAAAGCAAGGAAACTATAACAATGGAAACAACCGAAGCAGTCCAACCCACAGAAGGTAGTGGTGGCCTATTGGACTCAGTTAACTTATCAACTGAGAGCCAGGTTAGTGAAGGTCAACCACAATCCACAGAAATAAGTCATCTAGCACCAAAAGAAGATGACGCACCACTAGATCGTCCAGAGTGGTGGCCAGAGAATTTCTGGAAGAAAGACAACGCAGAGCCTGATCTTGAGGGTATCGCTAAATCCTGGATGGATCTACGCAAACAGATATCGCAAGGCAAGCACAAGGCGCCAGCCGATGGTAAGTATGATGCAAGCGCATTTGGTGTAATTCCAGAAAATGACCCAGTTCGCGGCCATGTAATGAACTGGGCGCAAGAGAATGGGATATCGCAGTTAGCGTTAGATTCATTGGTTAGTAAGGTAGTTGGGATGTCAGCCCAAAAGGTTGAAAGCGTCCAGCGCTCACTAGCTGAAGAGAAAGCCGCTCTTGGCCCCAATGCAGATGTCGTAATTAAAGGTATGACAGAGTGGGCGCAAGGCCTTGTAAACAAAGGAGTCTGGGGTAAGGATGACTTTGAAGAGTTTAAATACATGGGCGGCACCGCTAACGGCATTAAGGCATTAATGAAGTTGCGTGAGTCCTACGAGGGCAGCCGCATTCCAACACAGTCAGTACCAGTAGACGGCGCTCCATCCAAAGATGAGTTGTATCAGATGGTTGGAGATCCTAAATACAAAACTGATCCAGCATATAGGGCTAAGGTTGAGCGTATGTTCAGCCAAACCTTTCAATAAACTCTTCACGAGAGGTGGTTTGCCCCGGTGCAGTATGGCCGGGGTTTTTTTATTTATATAAAAACTGTTGTGTTTTCCTGACAGTTCTGCTAGAAACTCCATAAGGCATACTATTTAATTAGCCCTTAATGCAGATTAATCTGACGATTGGCTCCCGTAAGTAGCAAGCATAGGCCCTGGCAACAGGCATACCAAAGCAAAAACCCAATTTTATTTTTTTTACCTATTTAGGAGAAACACATGAGCATTTCATTATCTAATGCCTTTGTTACCCTCTTTGATGCTGAGGTAAAACAGGCTTATCAGGGCAAGGCTATGCTGGTAGGTGCTGTTCGTCAGCGCAGAGGAGTTGAAGGCTCTACAGTTAAGTTTCCAAAAGTTGGCAAAGGTGTGGCTACCCCACGCGTTTCGCAAACTGACGTAACTCCATTAAACGTAGCATTTTCAAATGTTACTTGCACCTTGTCTGATTTTAATGCAGCTGAGTACAGCGACATTTTTAGCCAAGCTAAAGTTAACTTTGACGAGCGTTCTGAGTTGGTTCAAGTTTTGGGCAACGCTATTGGCCGCAGACAAGACCAGTTAGTTCTTGATGCTTTAGCAACATCTAGCACCGCTTTGACTGTTTCTAACGATATCGGTGGTAATGATTCCAATATGAACGTAGCCAAGTTGCGTGAATCAAAGCGTCTACTTGACAAGAATAACGTACCGCCAGAAGGCCGTCACATTATTCTTCACGCATCTGGCTTGGCATCGTTGTTGTCTGAGACAGCAGTAACTAGCTCTGACTTCAATACTGTCAAAGCACTTGTTGCTGGCGAAATTAATACTTTCTTAGGCTTTACTTTCCACATCTTAGGCGATCGCTCTGAAGGTGGTTTAGCAATTGATGCGTCTTTAGACCGCACTTGCTTTGCTTTCCACAAAGATGCTATCGGCTATGCTGAGGGTATTGCCCCACGCACCGAAGTTAATTACATCCCTGAGAAAACATCGTTCCTAGTGAACAGCATTTTTTCTGCTGGTGCAATTACTATTGATGCTGAAGGTATTGTCCAAATAACCGCACGCGAAACTTAATCTAAGGAGAGACTAGCATGGCATTTTCTACAACTGGTTTTTCAACCATCGCTGCATCCAAAGCTGGTAACGCACCAGCAATGTATGCTTACAAAACAACTGATGCAATTGCAGATGTAAATACGTCAGGTTATTTTAATACCCTGACAACAATGCTTAGTGTTGGCGATTTAATTTATTGCGTTACATCTACTGGCACTACCGCAGTAGCATCATTTGTTTATGTTCTATCTAACGCCTCTGGTGTTGTAGACGTAAACGATGGTACTGTATTGGCTAATACTGATACTGATTAATACTGGTTAGTATCAGGGTGGGCTATTGCTGGCAAAACTGGCGATAGCCCATATTTACATTGGAGACTTAAATGGCATCTGGCGATACCGCACTATCAATATGTTCTGATGCTTGCGTAATGTTAGGCGCAAAGCCAATATCTTCATTTAACGAAGGTAGCGAAGAGGCATCAATATCAGACCGCCTATATCCAGACATTCGTAATCAAGCGCTAATGTTGTACCCCTGGTCATTTGCTTTTAAAAAGACCTCTATAGCGCAATTAGTAACAACACCAACCAATGAGTACCGCTACGAGTATCAACTGCCAGGTGACCGCTTAGGATCTCCTAGAGCTGTTTACGATAGTGATGCTGTTGGTATCCCGCCTCGTAAAGAATACAGAATCATGGGCAGCAAACTATTGACTGACTATGAAGAGGTTTATATTGATTATCAATATGCCGTACCTGAGTTTGATATGCCAAGCTACTTTGTGCAGCTGCTCAAGTATATGATGACTTGGCATCTTGCTTTACCTATTACAGACCAAACTGAGAAGAGCCAGTATTGGCAATCGGTTGCTATTGGATCGCCATCAGAAAATGGCAGAGGTGGCTATCTTAGACAGGCCATGAACATTGATGGAGCCGGTAACCCAACTAACGCAATTAATGATTTCTCACTTATTTCTGTAAGGAATTAATGGCTCGCTTTGTCTCTATACAGACTAACTTTTCTACTGGCGAACTTGATCCATTGCTCCGCGCAAGGGTTGATTTAACTGCCTATCAAAATGCATTAGAAGAGGCTACCAACGTAGTGTGTCAGCCACAGGGTGGCATTAGACGTAGGCCGGGTACAAAATTTATATCAGCTCTAGCAAATACAGGCGCAGAGTCAGCTGGTAATGGCACACGTTTAGTTGAGTTTGAGTTCAGCACATCAGATTCCTACATGCTTTGTTTTACGCATAATCGGATGACTGTATTTAAAAACAAAGCTTTAATTACAAACATTAATGGTAGTGGTAACAACTTTCTTGATACGTCAGCTTTAGGGCTAACGGGCGCTAGGCTGGCTAACATTGTGTGGACACAGTCTGCTGATACGCTAATTGTGGTTCACCCAGATGTTTCACCAATTAAGATTGTCCGAGGCGGCACAGATGCAACATGGACAGGATCTACTATTACGTTTGACTCTATACCAAAGTATGCGTTTACAGCAACCTTTAGCAATCCAGCTGGCACTTTAACGCCATCGGCTGTTGCTGGCAAAGTAACATTAACGGCCTCATCTGCTGTATTTTCAGCTGGCAACGTTAATCAATATATTAATGCAACACCACAAGGCAGAGCCAAGATTGTTAAATTTACATCAACCACTTCTGTTGATGCTATTACTGAGTTTCCATTTTTTAACACAACAGCAATTGCTAATGCATCGTGGGAACTTGAGTCTGGCTATGAAGATGTGTGGAGCGCTACAAAAGGATATCCGCGCTCTGTAACATTCCACGAAGGTCGTTTATATTTTGGTGGCTCTAAGACTAGACCATCAACCATATGGGGCTCTAAGGTTGGCCTGTTCTTTGACTTTGACCCAACAGAGTGCTTAGACGATGATGCGATCGAGGCAACACTAGACACCAATACATTTAACGCAATTGTAGATATTATCTCTGGGCGCGACTTACAAGTATTCACAACCGGTGGTGAGTTTTATGTTCCGCAAAATGGACTTGATCCAATTACCCCAACGAACTTCTTTGTTAAAACATCTAGCCGTAATGGTATTAAAGAAGGCATTAGGGTTCAACAATTAGAGTCTGGTACATTGTTTGTACAAAGACAAGGAAAATCATTAAATGAGTTTGCCTATACTGATACGCAACTTACATACGTTACGCAAAAAATATCGTTGCTTGCTGGCCACCTTTTGCGTACTCCAACTCGCATGGCTTTGCGTAGGTCTGTGGCTACTGACGAAAACGATTTACTGTTAATTACTAACTCAGATGACGGCACAATGGCTGTGTTCTCGTTACTACGCGCACAAAATGTTATTGCACCATCAGAGTTTACAACAGTAGACGGCTCCTTTGTAGATGTGGGTGTAGATATCTCAACCATCTATGTGGTAGCAAAGCGTAATGTAAATGGTGTATTCCAATACTACGTTGAGGCTTTTGACAATGACCTACTTACAGACTCTGCTACAACTGGTGGAATTGCTGCATCAGTATCAGTTACTCATATAGCTACAGAGACAGCCAATGTAATTTTAGATGGATCGGTACAGGCTAACCAAGTTGTGCCAGGTGGTGGCACAGTTACATTCCCACGCTCATCAGCTACTAAATTTGAGGTAGGCTTACCCATTTCTGTAAAAGCGGTAACCATGCCTGTAGACCTAAAGCTACAAACAGGCACACGCATTGCATTTAAGAAACGAATTGTTGAGGTTAACGCGTTGGTGGCTAGCACTCAGCACATGAAGATTAATACTATTGAAATACCATTTAGAGCATTTGGTAATATTTTAGATCAGGCAATTGACGAATTTACTGGCATCAAAACAATACATGGATTACGAGGATATACGACAGAGGGCAAGATTACTATTGAGCAAGATATTCCGCTTAAGATGACCTTGCTTGGTTTAGAGTACAAAGTAGCAACGCATCAGGGGACATAAATGAAATTCTCAAGACAAGACCTTAAAAACTTTGATGGCCCAATTGGTGATCCATTTGGCGGCCCAGCCGCAAGTAAACTTACTGGTCAAAAATATCAGGATCCAGTAACTGCTATTGCCATTACCCTACAAGTTGCTAGCGCGTATGGATCTATTAAGGCTGGCCAAGATCGAAACAAGATGTATCAGATGCAAGCAAGGCAAGCAGAGGTTGAGTCTGACCGCAGAGCTGTGCAATATGAATTACAAGCTAACGACATTCTTAGACGCACCAACCAAGCCAACGCAGCTGTAGTAGCCCGCGGCTTTGCTGGTGGCATACAGGGCTTTGAGGGATCCGCTAGTTTGATTCAAACTGTAAACAATACTCGCGGCGGCAAAGACTTTATGTTTGCTTTACAAAATTCTGACATGACAAAGCGTAGCGGTCTTATTCAAGCATCTCTTTATGAGGGCGCTGGTCAGATTGCTGAACAGGCTGGATACTTTGATGCCGCTGGTAAGTTGGGATCTGCTGGGTTGTCGTATGCAAAAATTGGTAGCGCCCCAAGTAAACCAGCGCCAGTTTATGATTTTTCTACTCCAGCATAGGTTAAATCATGGCTGAACTTCCACGCTACCAAACAACTGGCTATTTGCCAGCAGACGTTCCACGCTTAGATTTTGCTAATCTTAAAGAGTCTGTAGCTATGACTCAGGGGATTAGCTCTGCATTAGACCGCTTATCTAATTTTGCATTTAAAGAGGCAGACGAAAGAGCAGAGCGTGAAGGGCTGCGGTTTGGCGTAGAAAACAGACCGAACGCAGAACAAGTAATGGCAGCATTAAAGGCTGGTAAAAGTCCAGAAGAATTGTTTGCTGAACCTGGCACTACGTTTGGCAATGCTGCTAGAAAAGTGCAAGCTGCTCAACTGCGTAATGAATTAGAAGTAAAGATACGTAATGAATTTGCAAACATTAGTGGTTTAGTTGAGTCTGGTGCTTTTGATTTAACAGATGTGCAAGGACGAATTAAAGCGGCTACAGATGGATATAGCAGGGCTATTTCTAGCGTATCTCCAGAAGAGGGCTTAAAATTTAGAGCATCTGCTGGAAGTGCTGGGGCGCCTGTTTATGCTAAAGCTGCTGAACGTGCATACAAAATTTATGGAGAAACGCAAAAAGCAAACGCAGATGATTTAATTTCGCAGACGCCTACTATTATTGCCGATCTAATGCGAGTAGAAAAAGATCCAGTTTTACTAGCCGAGCGTATTGGTATTGAGCGTCAACGTGTATTTGATATTGCAGCGCAAACAAACGATCCACAATTCTTTAATGAGAAACGCGCAGACTTTGACCGCGCATTGATGGGTGCAATTGTGGATTACACAATTAGCCCAGAGTTTGCCAAGAATCCTGTAGATGGATTACGTAAGATGCAGGCTGGTGATTTTGGTCAGCTAGATCGCGTAATGCTGCGCGTTAATAAAGACAAACTACTCAAAATGTACGTAGACCGCACAGGCGAAGTAGCTACTGCATGGAAACGCACAAGCGAATTAAATGCATCTGTTAACGAAGATAAGATGAACGCTATTGAGGATCAGTTCTACGCTGGCAAGATTAGTGCCCAGCAAGTATTAAATCAAGCCAAGACTCTTGGGATTACCCTGCCTGATGAAAGGCGTAAAGCACTTATTAACGGCGAGGGGTCTGGAGC